ATGAACTCAGCCCTAATTCCCGCCCTCCTTTACAAACTCAATGAAAATCAGCTTGCCCTTGAAGCTGCCATCATGGAGCTGACACTATGGATTGAGCTGCAAGGCTCATCTGAGGTAGGAGGAAATGTTCGTGGGGCGCTAGACGTAATTACCCAGAATGAAGAGTTCATCTACGTTTCACTAAAAACGCTCAAATGGGTTGCGCGAAGATGGAGTAATGCGCGATCGCTGCTAGGCCAAGCTCATCTGTTAGCTACTCCTGAAGTAGATTTGGATAAGCTTTATAAGAATTGGCAGTCTATGGAAAAGCATTGGTCAGAGGGGGAGCTAAGCGTCTCGATAAATATTTCTTAAGTTCTTCGGCCGAATAGTGTAGCTCAAATAGCTCGGTCGTACAGATTGGTCATAGCATAGCCATCGATAGGTTTGAGGATCAGCTTGAAGGTATCTCCGTTCTTCCGCTTTCCCGTCTTTTTCTTGATCTGAGGGATGAATCCTTCGACGAGCAGAATTCTCTTTGGCAACCTGACCGGCTGACCGAAAATAACAACCGCCCCATGGTCGTTTTCGATGAATCGTAAGGTTCCCGGGCTGCCTCCCCCTAAGATTTCAAACTGGTCGATTCTGTCGTCATAGATCACGTCGATGACCATCGGCTTTGGTAGGTTTGCCTCTGGAACCTGGCCCTGATTTTCCAATATCAGGCGAATTTCCTCGATATTCGCCAGTTCCTGTCCGTCGAAAGTGATGTCTTTTGTGAAGGTAACCTCCTTCTGAAGCAGCATCGAAATACTGCGCGCTCTAGTCGTATACATCATCAGGGCATTGAGAACTTTAATGTCGTCTGTACAGGATCTGAAATCGCCTGTCCCACTGAAAACGACGTCGCCCTTGTGCTCCATGATCAGTGAAAGCTCCCAGCCGTCGGCCAGACGTTGGTAAAGCTTTGCCACCTTCGATAGATATGGAAGAGTGCCTAGTGGCCGTTTTTCCCATTGCTCAAGATCGGTATGTATGGAGATGGTTTGTGGTAACCCATCTTCAACGAGATGTTTATTGAAGCCGACAGTGAAGAGCCCCTCGAAGGCTTTGCCTTCAAACTGCATCGACTTTTTGCCGGCTGTAATCTCGCCTGTGACCTCTGTCAGATGGTCGACCACGCTAGTTTTCGGATCGATGAGCTCAATCCTCGCAGTGGCAGTGCGGGTTGACGGACTAAAGACCAACTTCCCGCCCGCGGCGTCCTCAGCCAATAGATGGGAGAGAAGCTTAGATCCATGGACGGTGGTATCTAGCAGATCAATCTCAAACTTTTTGCCATGATCGAAAAGATCCCTCAACCCATCGGCATAACCATCACCACGCATCTTGAACTGTACTTTTACGGATTCTTTGGCTTTGAGCTCAATACAAGGCTTACCGTACATCAACTGCGATGTGACTGCGAAACGATGGTCTAGCCCCTCGAGGAACTCTTCCTGATCTCGGTGGGCTTTAGAAATCGCATTTGCGAGGCTGAGCTTGGGCTGCCTTTTTTCCAATGCTTCAATCAATTTCCCCAGCGTTTCATCAGCGCTTTGTGGTCTTTTACCCAGAACCTCAGTGGCCCGTTTTTCAGCAGCAGACTTCCATGCAAACAGAATTTTTGATGGGAATATATCCACGTCCCGGTCGATTATGATCGAACAGTTCGAGCATAGCCAAAGGCCATTATCGATGTGCCTCCGCTCGTCTTCGGTCATGCCTGCCAAGTAGCGCTTTCCACCAGGTGCTGCAGCATGAATGTGAGCTGCTACGCCAATGCTTGTGACCTTGTCGGTACCGCACGGAGCGGCAGTGGGGGCAAGGCATTCGGGATTTGAGCACACCTCGCCTGCTCGCTGGCGCATGACTGTGATAGTGGACTGCAGAAAATCGTCCCGATTCTTCTTGGCCAACGGTGCTATCCATCCCTGTGCTCAATAATGCGGTGGATTATACAGACTAGAAATTGAACTGACTTACTCGGAGGGCAGCTTTACGCTCGGGTGAGTAACTCGACATGACAGCTCTCTTTGACGCCCCCGATCTATCGTTTTGATAAATCAGCTGAGGCGACAACTAGCTTGACACCGGGGGCGCCCAACTAGGTCTGGTGCGGCGACATCACCTACATCTGGGCACAGTGGAAATGGCACTACCTTGCTGTTGTCATGGATCTAGACGTTCGCCGAGTGGTGGACTGAGTAATTGCATGGACTTGACCACCCATTTGCATTCGACTTGACCAGTGCACATGAGCTCCATGACTGGCTAAACTCGACCTAAAGCAAACGGTGGCTACAGGCAAAAATCGGCCGAGGGCGTGTAAAAACGGTTTTGAGCGCGATAGGTACTCAAATCTGGACTGGAAATTGCGCTTCTACGCGAAATCCACATCTGCTGATGTGCCGATAAATTTCAGTTTTAACGCAGACGCGCAAACTTCAATTTTGGCGAAGCGTTTTTACACACTCTGGGCCAATACCGGCCCTTAGCTAGCCTTAAAAACGTTCCATACGCATCGGCCTCCAACGAGCACCCAATACGCCGCTTGTGGCGAGCTCTCGGCCCCCGTACTTATCTCTCGATTAGTTGTATGATCGGTACTTTTGAGAGTGCATTCCTCTATGACCATCCCCGCTCGAGCCCTAACTGCAGACCAGCATGCCTCACTCCTCACCATAGAGGAGAGCCACTTCATCGACCTCAAAAGCGTCGGAATATCACCTGCTAGCCTGACAAAAACCATAGCAGCGTTCTGTAATACCAGCGGCGGAGAGATTTTCTTAGGCGTCGAGGAAGTTGAAGGGTTAGAGGGAAAGCAACGAGCTTGGCGCGGATTCGCAGATCAAGAGCAGGCCAATGCCTTCTTCCAAGTTTTAGAAGCAATGAGCCCACTGGGAAACCATTATTCCGCTGAGTTTCTTATGTCTGATGAAGCCGACGGAGTAGTTTTGCATCTTACGCTGTTCAAATCCCAAGAGATTCTTAGTGCATCAAATGGCAAGGTTTATGTTCGTAGAAGCTCACAAAACTTGCCTGTAGACGGGGACGCATCGATTGAACGCCTTAAATATGACAAAGGAATAAAATCCTTTGAAGATGAATTAACCAATGCAAATATCGAAGAAGTAAGCAATTCGCTCGTCATTTTAGAATTCCTAATTAATGTATTGCCCTCGTCCGAGCCTGAAGAATGGCTCACCAAACAACGCGTCGCTGTGGGTAAAAGACCTTCAGTCGCAGCTGTGTTACTTTACTCAGATTTGCCTCAAGCCATACTTCCAAAGCGTTCTGCAGTAAAAATCCTTCGCTATCAAACTAAAGATAATGGGGAGAGGGACTTTCTAGCTTTTGATCCTATGACAATAGAAGGATCTTTATACGATATAATCTATGACTCTGTAGACACGTGCAAAAAGCTTGTAGAAGGCATAAAAAAATTAGGACCAGATGGCTTGGAGCCAATCTCGTACCCCGACGAGGCACTTCATGAGGTTTTGACAAATGCTGTACTACATCGCGACTACAGCATTGCATCAGACGTGCAGGTTAGAATATTTGACAACCGTATTGAGATCGAAAGCCCTGGAAGGCTTCCGGGACACGTTACTGTAGACACCGCTACCAAAACTCAATTTGCAAGAAACCCTAAAATCGTCCGCCTCATCAACAAATTCAAAAACCCACCAAACAAAGACGTGGGCGAAGGACTGAGGACAACTTTCGAAGCAATGAACAAACTTAGACTTAAGAAGCCAATTATCCAAGAAAAAGAAAACTCGGTACTCGTAATACTACGACATGAAAATCTTGGCTCGCCAGAGCAACTCGTTATGGAGTACTTGGAAAAAAACCTTGAAATCAGCAATGGGATTGGTCGCGAGATTACGGGAATAAAATCCGAAAACACCATGAAAGAAGTTTTCTATAGACTACGAGATAGAGATCAATTGGAGCAAGTCCCTGGGCGTGCGGGTAACAAAGCAGCCTGGCAAAAAAAAGGTCCTCTACGACCGGGAAAATGAAGAGTTCTCAAAATCATGACCAAATTGATATTTGGCTCATCGAGACTCCCTTCACTTACGTCTGACATGTTGCTAGTGCTTTCAACACTAGGCCACCGGTGCCTGCGACTCACCCCTAAAGCTATCGATGTAGCTTTAGACCAGTTGAAGGCATTGGTCTTGAACGCCAGCAATGTCCGGTGAGTCGTGTCAGCCGCCTGGTTGGCTGTCAATAGGCATCCGTTTTTTATAGTCGTCGTTCGCGAGCGTCTGCTATTGGCCGATTGTTGAAGATCAGGACGACGCTTTTCAGCCTCTATTGCTCCCCCCGACTCCAGCGATTGACCGACTGATAAACCACCCCACCTTTACCCTACCTACAAGACACCTGCCATAGCTGCTGTATCTGCGTCGTATAGTTCTGACTCATCATCCCCCGCCTCATCCCCCAATCCGGGTTGCTCGGCACACTCGCAGCACGCAGCGTCCCCCTTCCCCAGCGACCATTGATTTCATCAAGGACTGCCATCACTCGGGATGCTTCTGCCGGCTGATTTACCGCAAACAGATCGTCCGAAAACTCACCAGGCTGCCGAAGATCCAGCAGCAGGACTTCTGCCTTGCTGTACTTAAATCCGGGCTGAAACACATGGTCGAGTGCATCCACTGCAGCTCTTGTCAGTAGACGTACATCGTCAGTGGGGTAAGGAAGCGTTACCACCACTCCCTTGGCGTATTTGGCCTCATCAGGATTGAACATACCGGTGCGGATACTGACACGGACCTTTTTGCAGTAAGACTTCTGCGCCCGCAGCTTCTCTGAGGCGCGCATCATGTAGGTGGCCACAGCCTCTTTTATTGGTCCTAACTCAGTTAGTCGTTTGCCGAACATACGGCTGCAACAGATTTCCTGCTTTGGCGGATCGGGCTCGTCCAGCTCAAGACAAGGCGTCCCTGCCAACTCGCGAGCGGTCTTCTCAAGAACGATGCTGAATTTCTTACGAAGCGTCCACGCATCAGCCTTGGCCAGGTCCATGGCAGTGCGGATACCCAGTGTTTCAAGGTGCACGGTCATTCGCCGGCCGACTCCCCAGACCTCAGACACGGCTGTATTGCGCAGCACCCAATCGCGCTCGAAGTCCCCGCAAAGGTTCACAACACCGCCCGTATGGGACTGCAATCGCTTCGCGGTGTGGTTGGCCAGTTTCGCTAAGGTTTTGGTATGAGCGATCCCTACACCTACTGGAATGCCGGTACATTGAAATATGCGGCTGCGTATTTTCCGGCCCATGGCCGAAGCGTCAGCTATGCCGGTCAGGTCGACGAATGACTCATCAATGCTGTAAACCTCCACCGCTGGCACCATCGCTTCGATCAAGCTCATGACTCGCTCACTCATGTCGCCATACAGCGCATAGTTCGATGAGAAAGCGACAATGCCCAGCTTCTCCAGGCGATGTTTTATCTGAAAATACGGCTCTCCCATTTTCACGTGGGGCTTGGCGTCATAGCTACGAGCAATCACGCAGCCGTCATTGTTGCTCAGTACCACGATGGGTACTTTGGCCAAATCAGGACGAAATACACGCTCACAACTGGCATAGAAGCTATTGCAGTCTATGAGCGCGAAAACTGGATCTGGCTTAATTGCCATGGCTGCGCACTGTGTGAGTGATCACTCCCCAAATGGAAAGATCGTCGCCTTCAAGCACATGCCGGTCGGGGTATTTCGAGTTTTCAGACTGGAGAATGACCCTCTTTTCTCGCAAGCAAAGACGTTTGCAAATCGGATCGTTATTGAGCAGCGCGACAACCACATTGCCATGGACAGGTTCGATTGAACGGTCGACCACAGCCAGATCCCCGGAATAGATACCGGCGCCCTGCATGCTATCGCCATCGATTGATACCAGGTAAACGTGCGGAGCACGGATGTTCAGCACCTGGTCTAACGAGATTTGCTTCTCGATATGGTCCGCTGCAGGTGACGGAAATCCGGCTGGAACCTTGAAGGAGCAAAGAGGTAGGAGAATGCCTCCTTCAGCAATTGGACCCAGAGAAGTGAAGCTCATGACGAACGCCTTAAGTTAACTGTATGTACATACAGTTAACTGCGGCGCGTGGTTCTGGTCAATTCGTCTGTAGGCATTTTCGACGAGAGGAACACCCCGAGCACTTCAAGCTAGGCTTTGCGAGGGTTCCATTTGCAAGAGATCTCCCCCTAAAACAAGCCACCCAAAGCCTCTGGCTCCCAATTCATAATAATCAACTCCCCCGTAACCTCAGCCTTCCCCTGCCTCTGATTCGTGGTTGTATATCGGATCTCGGTCGTCTCAAAATGAAACCCTTCAAACACCCGCCGGATGTCCGGGTGGTCGTTGATGCTGACCATCACCTTGCCTTTGCAGCGCCGCATAAAGTCAGCCATGCGCTCGTAGTTTTCAAACGGGAAGTCGACTCCATAACCAGCGGTCTGCCAGTAAGGTGGGTCCATATAGTGGAAGGTGTGGACCCGGTCGTAGCGCTCTGCGCACTCAAGCCAGGGCAGGTTTTCGACGTAGGTGCCGGACAGGCGCTGCCAGGCTGCAGACAAGTTTTCTTCAATCCGCAGAAGGTTGATTGCAGGGGCTGTTGTAGCGGTCCCAAAACTCTGCCCTGAAACCTTGCCAGCAAAGGCATGGTGCTGCAGGTAGAAGAATCGGGCCGCGCGCTGGATGTCGGTCAGGGTTTCGGGGCGGGTCATTTTTTGCCACTCGAAAATCTGCCGTGAGCTGAGGGCCCACTTGAATTGGCGCACGAATTCTTCCAGGTGGTTCTGCACCACACGGTACAGGGTCACCAGGTCACCGTTGATGTCGTTAAGCACTTCGACCGGTGCAGGCAGTGGGCGCAGGAAGTACAGCGCCCCGCCGCCGGCGAAGACTTCGACGTAGCATTCGTGGGGTGGGAATAGAGGGATAAGGCGGTCAGCCAGGCGGCGTTTGCCGCCCATCCAAGGGATGATAGGGTAAGACATAATATGCAAGACCTTTACTGTATGGATAAACAGGTGCTAGGCTCGCTCCGCTTTGTGCACGGAGCAGGAGCCTTGACTGGGCTTGCAGGACTGATCTGCGGGTTTGGTGGCCGGGTTGGATGTTGACGCATCCAACTTCGGCCGCTCCTTTTATTTCGTGTCTGATACTTCTTTGGCATAGGCCTGACAGGCCTGCAGCGCGATCAGTCCTTGATCGCCGTCGCCGGTGATTCCGATAATTCGTTGAGCATGCGCTCGGTCAAGTTGGGCTCTATGGGCGCCATGAACCACGCTGCCGGTGCGGGTGGTGGTTTGCACTGCGTCACAACCAGTTGTGGTGGTGGCGTCGAGTTGGACTGACAGCCGCAAGTCAGCAGTAGCAAGGCGATCACGCAGGCGTGCTTGTTTGGTTTTTTCATCGGTGAGGGCTCGGTAATACGATTGGTCGCTGGCTGCCAACCACTGTTCCAGGGCGAGGCGCTTGCCCTGCTCCGCCAGGATTTGCGCGGAGTTGGCATTGGCCAGATGGGTGAGCGCGGTTTGATGTGTCGCCTCCTTGGCGGCCAGTTGCTGTCCGTAGGCGTTGGCCTGCCACGTCCATGCGGCCCACGCGCTTCCCGCCATCAGGGCGAGGATAATCAGCAGCACCTCGCCCCACTTGACCGCGTCGATCTTCACGCCAACACCTTGAGCGCCCGGGCGTACAGCGCCTGCCGATCGGCCGCACCGTTCTGGCCGCCGTTGATGCGCTGGGTGATCTTGTCGAACTGGCCTGCGTCAGCCAGGGTGCTGAGGCCCTTGGTCGCCCAGAACCATGCCGCTGACATGCAGGCGTGCTGCGGTACCTCCAGAAGTTCAGGCTGCTTAATCAGGTCTAGGCCCAGTGCTTCGCCGCACGCAAAGTAGTTGGCCCGGCCGGTGATCTGGATTAGGCCACGACCGCAATACTTTTGGCCGTCACCATCAGCTTCTGGCGTGTTGCCCAAGCGTTTGGCAAGTGAGCCGGTGTCGTACTGGCTCAGATACTGCTCGCCTCCGAGTTCGCGTACATAGCGGAACTGACCAGACTCATGTCCGACCTGGGCAATAAAAGCTGCCTGGCGCAGTGTACCTGCGATCTGGTAACGCACCATTGCGGTGTTCAGCACAGGAACAAAAACGCCGGCTGACTGGCCGGCGTTAGGAAGAATACGCAGCAATTGCTGCTTTGAAATAGGCATAAGGCCCCCAGTTTTTTACAAATACTTAATATTTAGCTATATCATTCGTTAGTGGCTATTTGATACTGTTCAAACACCCAAAATAATTGCCCGGAAGCAACGTCATGAGTACAGCCTCTAAACGTGGATGGATGTGGGCGTATCGCAAGATACGTGACCTTCACTGCTCTCGATCGACTGCTATCTACAGAGCGACTCTGTATGCAGTTCGAGGCAATACGGGGACTTTTCCCAGCACGTTAACTCAGCGAAAAATCCATATTCGCCGCTGACGATAGGGCTTATTGCCACCCTGAAAGAGTCCAGATGTGAAGGTCGTCGGGTTAGAGCTGAACGATTTTCAGGGTCTTCCCAGGCTTTTTGCCTTTGACCTTGGCCTTGCCCTTCTTGCCGGCGTTGCACTCGATCGTCGTCGACCAACCGGACTGGGTGAATACCTGCTCCCGGGAGTCCACCAGATACTCGCCATCGAGCCCGTCCTTGAATCCTTGGGCGTTGATCATCCGCTCAGCAAATAGATCGGAGCGCCCGGGCATTTCCAGCCGCACACCTGCAGTCGAGCGGTTGAACGCCGCCAAGCGCGCCTTGGCGGCCTGTTCGGCGGCGGTCTTGTTCGGGTGGATATGCCGATCGGTATGCACCGGCGGCAGGCCGTCCGGAGCGTCGTCGTTGTTCAGATTGACCACCGCCAGTTTGCCGGTGGCTTTGTCCTGGTACTTGGTGCTGACGGCCTTGTGGGTCGAGCGGTCGCCCAGACGAAAGCTGTAGCGGCTTACGTCCGTTTTGTTGATGGTGACGACGCCCAGTGTCTTGCCGCTGGCCGTGACACCGCCCTGACGCGGCATGACGATCAGCTTGCCGTCCGCGACCTTGGCCGTGCAGTCGTGCTGCCGGGCCAGCCGGGTAATGAAATTGAAGTCTGATTCCCCCAACTGGTCAGCCCGGGGCACGATCGTGGCCACCGTGCAGGCCGGTTCCCAGCCGTTACGCCGGGCCACGGCGCTGACGATGGTGGCCAGGGTGTCGCCCTCCCAGCTACCGCTACGGGTGGTCTTGCCGCTGCCGCGCATGTCACTGGCCTTGCCGCGTATCACCAGCGTGTCCGGCGGGCCGGAGACTTCGACCTCATCGACCACATAGCGGCCCTCCCGGGACAAGGTCGACCCGGCATAGCCCAGATAGATTTCGATACTGGCACCCCGAGACGGCAACGTCACAGCGCTGTCACGGTCATCAATGCGCAACTCAAACTCGTCTGACTCCATCCCGGGCTTGTCCGAGGTGCGCAACAGCAGCAGCCGGTCATTGATCATGCGGGTGATATCGCTGCCATCGGCGACGATGCGAAAAACGGGCGTCATATCCAGCTCCAACAAAAAGCCCCGCACAAAGGCGGGGCTCAGGTTTTAAGTCGCGTTACGCGTAACTATCAGCTCCAGAGCTGGACGGCCTGCTCATCGCTGGCCACCGCCAAGCTCGGCAACACGATCAGTACCCCGCCGCGATACGGCTCCGGCTCGGCGGCCAGCCCGGGGTTGGCTTCCAGCACCGCCTCCACGCTGCCGTTGAGGTGGCCATAGGCGTTGTGACAGATGGTGTAGAGTTTGTCGCCGTCAAGCGTTCTGCAGGTCTTCGCCATAACGAACAAACTCCAAACTAAAGCCCTGCTTGCGGGGGATTCCGCCCTGCAGGAACGCGCTTTGGTCCTCGGTGATCGAGGTCAGGCACCAATCCCCTAGGACGTAGCCATAGCCCGTGGTCAGGCCCAAAGGAACCAGCAACCCGCCGATACTGCGCAGGGTGTCCAGTTGCTTGAGGCCGCCCCGGTGCCCGGGAAAGATCGAACCCTTGAGGGTAATTTTGTCGTCACCCATGCCCACCGCCTGCTGTGCGGGCCGCCGCATCAGACGCTCTTGTGAGGCCCAGCGGAAACCGCTCTGCCGGTTCAATTCCTCAAAGGCAGCCGTGTCCAGGTTGAAGTAGTACGGCGGCGCTTCGTGCTTGTGCGGCTGCAGAATAAGCAGGTGCGGAAACGGCTTCACCGCTTCCACCGCCGGAGTGGTGTCGGTGGCAAAAATGCTGGTCGGCAGTATGTTGCCCAGTGCGGGATTGATCTTGCCGGTAATCTGGTTGATCGCATTTTTTGCCCGGGTTGCCTGCTCTCCCAGTACCTCCAGCCGCTGCTCGATCTGCGAGGCGGCGCGGGTGGCCTGATTGTAGACCGCGACCACCGACCCCACTTTGGCCTGCGCCGCGCTGATACCGCGCATAACCCGCTGCAGCTTTTCCCCAACCATTGGACCAATGACCGGCAGGGTCTCCAGCTCCGAAGCGGCGCCGGTCATTTCACTGATTGCGCCGTTGACCGGCCCCATCATGCCGTCAAGACTTCGCCGCCCTGCTTCACCGGCAGTGGCCAGGTAACTGACCGTGCTTTGCATCTGTTCCATATAGGCCATATCACCTCCTTACCCGATATGTGGGGCGTCGTATAATTTGCGGTCCTTGGCCCGGCGGGCGTTGTCTTCCATCTGCCGGGCGAAGTCATTCAACTGGCCCTGCATCATGGGTTGCAGCTTGCGCATCAGTTCGTCGGGGTCTTTCACATCACCCTCAATGGTGATGGGCATGTGCGGGGCAAAAGTGAATTTCTGATCGATAGGCGCGGGCTTGGTCTCGGTCTTGAGCACCAACGGCGACGGGGCTTGTGGCCGTCCGGACTGGGCCGACATCGAGCGCACAACATCCCCTGGCTCTGCGTCGCTGCCGAACAGCGATTTGGCAAACGACGACCTACCGAACATGCCACCCACGGCATCGCCGCCCATGCCACCCAGAAACGCGCCGACCAGGCCGCCCACCGCCGTGCCAATGATCGGCACCACGGAGCCGATGGCGGCGCCGGCGGCTGCACCCGCTACCGATCCGGCCAAGCCACCCGCAGCACCGCCGTAGCCCTCGGCTTTCTCTTGGGCAGTCTTGGCCGTGGTGTAGGTGTCGAAGGCCTTGATACTGGCCTCAAAAACCGTACCGGCCGGGATGGCCTTGCCCATCTTGCCGATGGTACCAACGGCGTTCATCAGCCGAGCGCCCAAACGCGGCGGTACGGGTGGCGGTGCCGGCGGGCGTGGCGGACCTCGGCGCCGCGATCGACGCCCATCGCGGCTGCTACCAGGACCACCGCCAATGTCGCGGGCATTGACCACAAACACCTTTTGCGGCTCGGAGCTTTCACCGTAGTCACCACCCTTGGCCTCCCGGATCACATCGAGCAGCTTCAGCCCGGTTTCTACCGGGTCCAGTTTGGTATCTGCAGCGCCCTCACCCTCCGGCGCTTCATCCTTGCGGCCCATCAGTGCATTGAGGCCTGCCGAGACCAACGACTTGACCGCTTCCCCCTTGCCGTCACCATCATCGTCACCGCTGCCCAGTGCCTCTTTGGCGTTGGTGACAAAGACCGACTGCACGCCGGCGCGACCTGTACCACCACCGCCCAACCCGCCCCGAGCCAGATTGACCAGCCCCCGGCCGATCTTGAACGCACCCAGCAGACTGGTTACGACGCTGGCTCCGGTGGCTAATGCCGTCAGGCCCATCACCAGCTTGGGCGACTCGTCCGACAGCTTGGTGATGCCCTTGACCACCGTGGTCAGCCCGCTGGCCATAGCATCCGTAACCGGGCGAATGGCATCACCCACGCTGCGCATGGCGTCGTTGCCCGCCTGAATCGTCTCGGCCCATTTTTGCGACGAGGTGTCCCGCCGTTCCGACAGGTTTTTGTCCAAGATCCCAGAGGCTCCGGACGCCTCGTTTTTAAGCTGCTCGTACAGCGCCTTGTTCTGCACATAGGCAGTCAGTGCTGACTTGACCTGCATGTCGGCAAAGATATCGCCTGTGCGCAGGGCCTGCTCCAGACTGCTGAGCATGGCCTTGGCTTTTTCCGGGTTCGCCTCTTTGCTGATCTGGGCCGTGGCCTCGGCCATCTTCGCGGCTTTCTTCGGGTCGGTGGCTTCGATGTAACGCTTGGCCAACCCGAAACTCGCCTCCAGCGTGGACATGCCACCCTGAATACCCGTGTTGAGCGAGCCCTGATAGTCGATACCCGCCTTGGAATAGGCCTCCACCACTTCACCGGAGCCGATTTTCTCCATCCAGTTTTTGAGGTTGTTGGCCGCTTCATCGGAGGTGCCGGCAGTTTTCATCTGCACCTGGAGCATTGCACCCAACTGCGTCACCGCGTCCATGCCGGTAATGCCCTGTTTCTGCATGCTTGCGAGCAGTTGTGGGAACCAGCGCGCCATGTCGCTGGCTTCAAAACTGCCTGCCTGCCCTTGGAATGCCACCGCTTCCAGTGCCTTTTCTAGCACCTTGGGGTCGGTGATATTGGCGTTACTCTGCAGCGCCTGGATCATCTTCGCCGTATCGACGCCGCTGGAGCCCTGCCCCACGACGAACTTGGCCGCCACCGGCGCAAACTCCATCGCTTGCTTCAGATCCATCCCCGCGCCGACCAACTGGTTGACCACATCGGCCACTTCATTGCGACCCATGCCGATATCGTTCGATGTCGTGATGATGCTGCGCGACATCTCGGCCTCTTGCGCCGAACGGGCTACCCCGGCCTTGATCGCAATGTCCCGGATAATCGCCTGATAATCGGCGCTGACCTTGGCCGTTACGGCCACCATGCCGGTGGCCACAACTCCCTGCGCCACACCGGCGCGCACCTGCTGCTTGCCCTGATCGATCTGGCCAAAGCCTTTGGCCTTCAATTCAGCGCTACGCCCGGCACGACCAAGCCGGTCGTATTCCTTGGCCAAGCGGCCAACCTCTACGCCTTCTTTGCGCAGGACGCCGAGGTTTCGCTCCAACCGGTTCAGTAGCGCTTGCGCGCCCTTCTCACCTGCAGCGTGGGACTTTCGCCACTCATCCCGCAGACGCATGGTTTCGCCGATCGTGCTCTGCAGTACCCGTGCCTTCTTCCCCTGCTCGCTGAGTTTTTTGACGCGGCTCTCTACATCCTTAAATGCAGCGCCCACGGTCGAGCTCACCGCTCCGCCTATCACTAGGCCGAGCGACATGTTGTTTGCCATAGGAGTGCCCTGTTACGTGTAACGGAGGGGACGGCTCAATCCGTGAGCCACCACAGCATGCGGTTAAACGGCATAGCCTCGATCTCGCTGGCCGAGAAGTGAAACTCCCGGGCTAGGTACTTGGCCGCCGCTTTAATCGTGGTAGGCGTAAGGTTCATCATCTTCGACCAGGCGAAAATAACCGGCCTGCAGGCGGTTGTAATCGACGATGGTCATGGCGCTAATGTCCTTGTCGCCCGACCCGGTGAGGGAGGCAAACAAGATCAGTTCGCGCTTCTCCGCATCACCGCCGGACTGGACGGTGGCTTGCTGTACATCCTTGACCGTTGGGGCACGCAGGCTGATCCGATCGACTTGGATCTGGTTGATCTCGGTCGGTTTGCGCAAGGTGATGGTGGCACCTTCGGCCGTCAGTTCCAGCCAGCTTGGTAGTTTCTTGGAAGTACTCATGTTCATTGCTCCTTAAAGGCCCAGGGCGTTACGCACGTCAGCCAGTTGATCCACGCCATCGATTACGCGAACACAGTTGATCGGATCGATTTCAAACATCACGCGCCCGTCGATTTCGAGCTTGTAGTAGGTGACGTCCACGGCGTACTTGAACTCAGCCTTGGAGCCAGCCGACCACTCGCCTGGGTCAACTTCACGCAGACCACCACGCAAGGTGGCCACCACAGCGGTGATCGCGCCTTTCTGGCCCTTGAAGGCACCGCGAAACGAGGCATCAAAACCGGTCTGGTCAAAGGCGCCGAAGTACTTCAGCACCTCGCGGCGGATGCCGTTGGTGGCAAAGCTGGATTCCAGTTTTTCCAGGCCCATGTCCATCGCCACAGGCGCGTCCATACCGCCGCCGCGATACTCCTCGGTTTTCACCGTCACCTTGGGCAGGCTCAGGCTTGGAACGTCGCCCTGCAGGCTTTGGCCAGCGATAAACATGTTGGTGTTAAACAGGGTTTGCGGAATCATTGAACGCCTCCTTAGGCTTCCAGAACTTCAGTCAGCCACTGGTTCGTGACCTCGATTTGGAAAATCGGGTTTTCCGCAGGCGGCACATCGGTAAAGCGAATGGTCCAGTACACCTTGCCCTGCTCGATCTGCGTGGCCGTGGTCTTCTCAAGGTCGGGGTAAACCTCAAAATTGATCACCGCGCCCTGTGCTTTCAGGTCACGCATAAAGGCGTTGATCGTCTCGGTCACGTCCTTGACATAGGTCTTGGTGATGCCCCGGTCAACGGCCCATTTCATGCCCGCCTGAATCGCTTCCATCACCATATCGGTGGTGCGCACACGGGTGACAAAAGCCCACTTGGCATCACTCGACAGGGTGCGGTTGCCCCACAGGCGATAGCCGCCGTCGCGGATGATGGTGGTGATATTGGCGCCGTTGAGCAGGTTCGCGCGGCAGGTTTTGTCACCGTCCAGGTACTCGACTGGGCGCACCGTACCGGTGATGCCAGCAATCTCTTTGTTCGACGGCGACGACCAGAAACCAAAGCGCGAATCCGTCTGCGCGAACAGGCCGGCAGCGATCGCAGAACCCGGCACCGACACATCACCGTTGATGGTTGTGCTCCACTGCTTGATCGCCGGATCAACCATAAACAGGCGCTTAGAGCCGAAATTTTCGGCGTAGGCGATCGCGGCTTCATCAGTGGTGTTGGGGCCGTCAATAATGCCGATCGCCTTCAACTTGCCGGCCAGCACATCCATCGCGCTGGCAACTGCTTCCGTGGCGCTGTGCTTGGGTGCAATGACCAACCGCGGCTGCAGGTTGAACAGACTCTTGCCGTCCAGCAGTGCCTGCATGCCAGTACGTGTACCGTCCGCCGATACGCCACCAATGAGCGCGCTGGTGAGCACGGCGGCCTCGGTATCCGCTGGCACACCCACCGCCACAATCGCGGCAGCCGACTGATTGAAAATGGCTTTGCACGCCCGGGTGATGGCCGAGTCAGCGCCGAACGCAGCCACCGCTTCACTCTCACGGGTCAACAGAGTAGGCACGTTGGAGGCCACAAGACCCAGTCCAGGCGTGAAGGTATCGACCAGGCCGATGATCGAGGACGAAGGCAGCGCGATGACACGGGCGCCGGTCTCGACCAGCGACACGGTAATACCGTGAAAGAAGTCGGTAGAACTCATAGCTTTCTCCATAGAAACAAAAAAACCGCCAATCGGCGGTTGCGGTGCAGCGGTGAAACCTGTGCTTACATCGGCGTGACGCGATAGCCGACGGCGATCCAGCGCACGCCAAAGGCCTGAACCTGACTAATATATTCAGTGAAACTGAGCACGAAGCCCGCCGTGGTCAAGGAAGCCTCATTCAATGCGCACGTAACTGTCGAGGCCGCCACGGCGCCGCCGTTGTGCTGAGTAATCACCGGTAAAACAATGAACGGCGCGGTATCGAACCAATACGGAAAATTGAACTGCACATTCAACATGCTGCCCGGCTCATCACCCAGGTACGAGCTGCCCCACTGCACAAACAGACCGGTGTCCTTGTCCCACCAGAAACCATTGGGGCTGTGATACAGGCTCGATGGCACCCCGGCGCCCAAGGCGGCCCGCGCCGTTTCTGGCGTGTTGCCGCCGGTCCCGCCACGCACCACCGGCAAGATGCCGCTAATCAGCTTGCTGACATCCAATCCGGCCAAGGCCAGTTGAATGTTCACATCGCCACTGCCATCGATCCAGCCAAGCCCAGTCGCCGCACCGCCGAAACTCAATGCTCGCCCGGTCTGCCACTTGCTCGCCGACCCGGCATTGCCGGTGGTTGGACGGCTCAGGGTGCCCGTGGCGATCTTGCTGGCATCCAGTGACGGAATGTCCGCCGGCAGCAGCGACTCACCCTTGATCACCAAGCCCTTAGACGTGACCGTGACCTTGCCATAGGAGCCCGCTGCCACCCCTGATTCAGCCAGCGTCATTTTTATGGTGGCATTGTTCGACCCATCAAATTGCGCCTCACCGGTGGCATCACCCATGAGTGCGATCTTGCGCGGCGTCTTTAGCCGTGCGGCTTTGCCCGCCGTACCCATGGCGATTTCTTCGCGCACGGTGTCCAGGGTCGGCGTGACCAGCGTCGGATCATCTATCAAGGTGATGTCGGCCGTGCTGCTGACCAGGATCTGCAATCGAATGCCTTGGGTTCGGCCGGTGCCCTGCCCCAGCGTCGGCTTGAAGGTCGCCGGATAATTGGCCACCGCCACCAGCCGGCCCGCCGAGTCATACAAGCCCACCTCACGCACCCACCAGCCACCCACGTTCGATGGCAAGACCAGCTCCGCGACAATCACCGGCCGATCGGCGCGGGCCGTCAGCCGATTTAAGGGCAAGCGCAGGTTTTCATTGATCAGCGCGGTTTGCAGTTTCGACGGTATGGGCGTCACGCCATTGCCATCACCCACGGCCATATGGGTGAAACTCAACGGCGTACCGGTCGCGGCAGCGCTGGCGAGTTGTGCCGCGCCGACATCAGTCAACATCGCGACATAAAAAATATCTTGTTCGGCCATGTATTCGCCCAGTCAAAATGAATCCGATATAAACCCTGACATGAGCGCCATACGCATGAATAAAATCAGGGACCACTTGCATCAATAAAAAATTTTTAACTTGCTAAACCAACTATCAAAACAAACAAGCCCGCCAGTGGCGGGCTTGCTATTGGCTATAGACTTATCAACTTAAGTAACCGTATGTCGAACTTTTGTCTCGATTGAGAATGTCGGCAAACGCCAGATCAGGCCGGGACGTCAGGTCATGTAACTGCGGCCGACCAATGCGAGTGTCGAGTTCGAGATAACCGGGCTGAGAGAAACCCCCGGTTGCTGCCAAGGTGAACACCTGACCAGCCGTCGCGGCCATGTTCAGCGTCGTAAGGGCCCCACCCGCACCAGTCGCAACCTTCACGCCGTCCACATACAGCGATGGAGTACCGACACCGTTAATGACCTCAAACGCGCAACCAATCTGGTGCAGCGTCCCGTCAAAAATGGTGTTGAGGACGCTAGCGTCAGTGACTGCCATCTGGATGGTCTGCACCGCGGCCCCGATCATGCCGTAGACCGTCCAGCGCAACGCGGTTACCACACCCGTGGCGTCGATAACCACGGTCACCGCGTACTGCGTTGCGGCTGGTGAGCCGGTTCCCCAACCGATCAAACCCTTGGTTACGGAAGCAGCAGGCCAACCCGTTTTGACCATCCGCAGCCAAAAGGCGCTCAAGAAACGCGTGGTGTCAGCCGCCAACTCAAAACCGTCCGGCAGCGTTAGGTAGGAGCCGCTAGCCCCGGTAACCAAGCCCAGCGTCCGCATGGTGCCGTGATAGATCGGCGGAAAGGTTGTACCGCCTGCACCGGCGATGCCTGCTGCACCGCCCCCCAACACAAGATTGCTCAGCACAGACCCAACGGGCAATGTGCCCGTGGCCGTAGTGGTATCCGGGTTGGAAAAATCGTACAAGCCCTTGGTCACTCCGCGAACAATGGCCCCATCTTTTTCTAGAAAAGGGATGCTCGCTGGTGGTTGAGTTGGGTCGCTGTCTGCAAACAGAAAGGTACTCATGCAATCCATCCTCGTGTGATCGCTTCTTGCTGAACGCGATATGCGATAGCAGTGCCGCCCGCATCATTGAAGTGCAGGCCGTCGCTGGTGAATGAAGTCGGCGTAACGCCGTTGGAAATATCGGTCAAGTCTTGCGCAGTGAAGACAATCCCCGCCGCCGTCGCCGCCGCCTGCGTGCGCAGCCAAGAGGCGATGTCGAGGAAATACTCGGGGAATGCTGCCTTCAGCATCACATTGAATTTATCCAGCTTTTCCCGCTCTGACCCAGGCGCCGCCGGCAGGGTCCGGGCCGCCGAGGGCGGGATTTCCATCACGATCACGCGTTTCACGCGCGGCGTCAGGTAATCGATCATCGGCCTGATCGACGCGATAATGTCGTACTGATCAGCCTCGTAATACACCGAGTTCGCCCCGCACCACAGCACGACATGGCGATCACGCATGGTCGAGCCGTACAGCGGGGCGAACACGGCGTTGGCAGGGCTGGCGACGGCACTGCCGGCCGTGGTCCGGGTGAAGGTGGCCGACAGTCCGTCGGCGGCGCGGGTGTAAGAACCCGGCACGCCCGACAGTGTGCCGCTGACGCTGCCGCCATTCGACGCGGGGTAATACAGGTTGGTGGTCACCGCCACCGCACCGCTCGCCGGAATGGACCCGCCCACCACGGTCATCAAGCACGGGCTTGCGCCGTTGCGAGCGGCGATCTGGCGGAAGGCTTGCCCGCCCCAGCCGCCGTTGTAGATATCCACGCCTAATGCCGTAGCTAATTTCGAGGGCCAGTTGCCGGACGACCCCGCCGCTGTCAGCGAGTCACCCCAGCAGGCCCAATCCTTGACCGGGAAGTCAGCCAGCGGATTGCCCAGCGCCGCTTCAACCACTTTCACCCGCGCATTGGTCTTGTCGACTTCCGCGAGCGCGCTGCGGCCGCCGGTCATCCACTCGCCGGTGTGCGCATCAAAATGTCCGAGCAAACGCCCGGCAGGCGTCTTAAAGCCCATCAGCACGCCCGCGCGTGGCGCGCTCACCACTTGCACCGTCTCACGCAGACCAGCGACTTCACTCAGCACGTCACGACCGTCGGCAAAAATCGGATGGCCGTCGCTTTTGCGAAACGCTACCCCGACCATGCCCGACTTCGACACGAAGCCGCCCCAGTAAAGGGAACGGTTAGCATCACCTTTAGCAATGGTGGCTTGGTAATCATCCGCCAGTTCCGTGATGGCGGTCGTATTCGTGCCCATGCTATTCCTCAAGCCCGCCACATCGGCGAGCACGTCGCGCCCGTCGGCAAAAATTGGATGGCCGTCGCTTTTGCGAAACGCTACACCGACCATGCCCGATTTCGACATGAAGCCGCCCCAGTAAAGGGAACGTTTAGCATCGCCCTTGGTCAGGGTGGCCCGGTAATCCTCCGCCAAGTCATTTACAGACTTAGCGCTGGGGGCTTCGCCAATTTTCACCGCTGATCCGGCATCGTTTCGGTATGCAGTGGCGAGAATGTTCCCTGCGCCCGGCACGGAAAAAAATCGATTTAGGGCGCCACTGCCCGAGGTGTTGTTTAGGCCGTCCGCCGTGCTGGGGAACGGATTGTTAAAAGCCGCCGCTAGGGACGCCGAGGATTCGGATCGCTCGGCACTGGCCTCCGCCAAGGCCGCCGAATCCGTCAGACCGTCGATTAATGCGCCAACCGAGGTGTCGGTTTTCAGCGTTTCAATCAACTCAGTCACCGCCACGTCAATGGCCGCTTCGCCGTCAGACTTAATATCAGCGGAGACTTGCTTTAGATTCTTTATCGGGCCCGTGGCGGTTTGAATACTTGCCGCCTCAATTGGATCATTAGAAAAGCGCTGGACAATGTCCATGCTTTGTTCCGCCAAATCCACAATTAAACCAAGCCGTTCCGCCTGATAGTCCATAGGTATTTTCCTGTGACTTAAATACTGTCATCCAACCTTGCAGAACAACGGATTGGGAATTAAAAGTTCAAACCCTAAAAAGTTTTGACATGAACACATTGCCGATAGCGTTGTAATCTTTCGCGGCCCGTTCCAACTGGTTTAAATCCTCTTCACTGAACTGCAATTCAGCAGAAGAAATAACCGTTTCATCACCGGTAAAAATCGACCCGCCCAGGAACAGCTCGCCTTTCGGGCTGTAGGTAATGCTCAAGCCCACCAGGTGCCGACTGATCGGCTTGGTATCGCCGATAATCCGCTCCAGCTCGGCCAGGCCTTGCTCAGTCAGGCCGCTCTCAAACAACGCCAGACTCATGCTGAACGTGCCCGGCACGCCCATCGGCTCCAGCTGGTGCCACTCGGTGATGTCGATAAGATCGGCAAACGGCTCGACCACCTGGCGTAGCGCGGCCACCGTGCCCTTGCGCTGATGCACCTCAAAGGAATCCTTGACCACCTTGCGCTTGATTGCTTCGGACCAATTCGGGTCCCAGCGATCGACGCTGCGCTGGATGGCCAGCCAGGGCAGCAATTCGACGGGACAGGTGGCCGGGGAAATCATGCGACGCAGGACGTCGGGCAGATCCGGCCTTTCCATCGACACCTGAGCCAGCGCCTGCTCCAGCGGCGTGCGATTCGACGGCAACAGGCTGGCATCACTCATCGGTGCCACCAATCACCACACTAGAGCCCGTGCAGTTGGCCGCCTCATGGTCCAGGATCACCACATCTTCGGCCGGGCTAATCAGGTCCACCCGCTGCACCCGCGAGACATGCAAGGCGGCATGAATCGCTGAGCGCCGAATATCCCGACCCAAACGCCGCTGGGTGTTGATATAGCGATCCAAGGCGGCCTTGGCCTCAATCAGGCTCAGCTCGATTTCCGGGCCGGGATAGAGGTACAACACCGCCTCAACCTGGTAGTCGATCAAACTGGCCGACTGCACGATCAGCCGATCACCGACCGGCCGCACCTTTTCATCATTCAGCGCCAGGCGCACTACCTCCAGCAGATCCTCCGAGGCCAGGCCCTCGCCGATCCGGCTCAGAATGCTGACCTCCACCGTGGCCGGGCTCGGGCTACTGGCCCGGGCATCCGCCACCCGACCATCGGCCGACATGGCGTGAAACACGTAGGCGTCCCGAGGCCCGGCGATCGACATGCCCTCAAACGCCAACAGCGTGCGCTCCACCAGGGAGTCGTCCGATTCGTACTGCGCCTCGATCGGCGGCACCGCGCCGGGGTCAGCGGCGACCACCTGCAGGCGCTGGACGTTGTAGTTGGCGGCCAGTTGATCCAGATCGCTGTCACGGGCGAAGGCCAACAGCAGCGCCTTGGCCGCGTCATTGATCCGCGCCCGGCCCAGCATCTTGTCGTAGGCAACTTTTTCCAGCAGCTTGACCACCGGATCGGATTCCAGCGGCGCCGACCAGTTGTCACCCATCAAGCCGCGAAAGTCGCTCAACGCCTCCTGATAAAACACCTCAAAATCCAGTGCCTCCAGAACCAGCGGCGCCGGCAAACGGGATAGATCCAGCGTGCTCATACAGTCACTTCCAATAGCTCGCTGTCGCCCTTGTAGGTGCCCGACAGGCGAAAGGTGATACGCCCATCAAGGACGGACAGGACTTGAACCCGCGTTAGCTCGATACGCGGCTCCCAGCGCTTCAGGGCGCGGGCCGCTTCAGCCTGCACAGCGCTTTTCCAACCCTCACTGACAGGCAGGTCGACAAAACGGCGGATTGTGCTGCCGTATTCCGGCCGCATCAGCCGCGAGCCCAGTGGCGTGGTCAAGATGTCTTCAATGGACTGCCTCAGGTGATGAACGCCCGAGATAGGCAGCCCGGTACGGCGGTCCATTCCGATCATGCATCTACTCCGCAAGCAGCTCTAAATCAGGATGATCATCGAGATACGCTCGCGCCTGAGCGTCGATTACCTTGACCGAGACGCGCCCTTTGCTGACCTGCAGTAAGCGTCCGCCCGGCATCACCAGGCTGCGCGAGGTAAAGGCCTTGTCGCGGTAGCTCACCTGAGCCTCCAGTTCCTCAGCGCTGTAGTCCGCTGCCGACTTGATCGGTAGCGCCACGGCATCAGCGGTAATCGGCACCGCCACGGCATGCACGGTAATCGGTACGGCCACGGCGTCGACCGCGACATCGTCCGGGCTTGATTTGCTCGCCATAATTTTCTCCAGGCAGAAAAAAGCCCGCACTCGGCGGGCTGGTTGATGGTTGCGTTTAGTGCTTGTGGTTTGGCGTGTTGCCACTGGTGTCGATGATCGCGCCGCCACCGTTGATATCGCCCGTCACGCGCAACCCTCCGTTGATAAGCACTTCGCCGTAAATCGTGACGTCGCCATCGAGCGCGATCGTCCCCGACGTGACCACCACTGCGCTGTCCGTAACGGTCGCCGACGACCCGCCGACCTTGATATCTACTAAGCCAGTCGGCAGCACAATGCTGTAACTGTTGGCCAGCCAGTCGTAAGTCAGCGACCCGCCATCGTCGAATAGCCAGCGCTCGACGTGATCGCGGTTATCCGGGGCTGGTCCGGCATCGCCAAACAAGCCTGGCACAAAGGTGCCTTGTGACACGTCACCGCTCGGACTGAGCAAAGCGCCCTGCTCGCCCATGCTGGGTACCCGCCAGTGTCGCGCCTTACCTGCCGCCTGACTGTGCCAGCGTACCCAGGCGCTGATCCACTCGCCGTCAGACACCCGGCACACGGGCGGCCTGACCGTTAGATCCAGAGCAACCACATAGCAACTCTTGACCACCCCGGCGATCATGCGGTCGTGCTCGGCCAGGGCGTGGCTCACGGGTCAACCTCATCGTCCACGCTGAACACCAGTGAACCGGGTTTCTCATCCGGCCACGGCCATTCCTCTTCACCCAAGTAAATCGTCTGGGCCCACTCCACCAACCACACGGTGTAACCATCCAGCTCCGGGCGGGTCCAGTCCTGCGTTGAACGCTTGAACTCGGCAGGCTCAACCGCCAGGCCCCACGTCTGAGCGCGCAACAACACCGCCAGTTGCGTGGCCAAGTGAATGGCCTGCTGGTAATGCTGGTCGCAGATCACATCGACAATTATCCGGGCTTCAAAGGTGACGTTCAGGGTGCTTTCGCCGGTGCCGATATCGGTACCGGGCTCAATCTCGGCGATATCGAGAAACACTGCCGGCAGAGGGATGTGCTGCTCAATGTCAGGCCAGAATCGGACCAACTGAACACCTGACAGTTTCTCCTGCAGATGCTGTTCAATGGTTTGATACAACAGGTCGAGGCTAAACGGCTGTTCAGACACGGCGCGTCCCCTTCAGGTATTTCTGCAGTTCAAAGTTCATTTCTTGCCGGAGGATCTGCAGCAGGCGCTCATCGGCCTTGCGGCTCCAGGCTTCGAAGTGAGGTCGCACCGAGTCGAGCGAAATCTTGGCCTTGGCCAAAGGAAAGCGATCGCTGTTTTCCCCCACAAAGCCGGAGCTGGCTCCGGTCTGCGAAGTGACTTCGCTATCGGGGTAGTCAGCCCGGACGAAGTGTTTACTGGCGGTACGGATCCAGATATCGGCCTGATTGCCGTACACTTTTTTATAGAAGGCGCCGCGATAGCGACGACTGCCCACCGACACACCGGCCTTGGTCTGCCGTGGCCGCCCACTACGACTGGCTTCCAGCGGGTTGATGCCAAACCAGAGTTTGCCGCGCATCGCGCCGCCTGCGATCGGATAGCTGCGCAAACGCTGCCGCACCGCCTTGACCGCGATTCGCTCCTGCTTGCCCACGGCCCGGGCGATATGGGTGCTGAGCCAGCCCAGGGTTTTGTTGATCGCACGGCGTTGCGCATTGACAGCGGCTTTGGGTACCAGCGTGGCAAGTGCTGCAAACGCTTTCAGGTCCTCGGACGAGACCTGAATATTGAACATCCCGCTGCTGGCCCTGTTCTCACTAAAGCTGCCAATGCTCATGCGCGTTTCCTCAAGATCAGCGATACCAGGCTATCGCCGCCGGGCTCCAGCTGCAGCAGGTCGTAGTCGCCACCGCCGTCCAGCTCGGGCAAGTCGATGGTGACCAGTAACCCTTTGCTAAGGCCATCCGAGTCCGCGACCCGCACCACGAAGTGAGGCTCGCGCAAGCCGGTGTTGAGACGGCCAATCTGCGGCTGTTTCCACGGTGCCGAGAACATCCCCAGCACCGGTTCGGCGCGACCTTCGATGCGCGCGGTATCGCCCAACACGTCGAAGATCACGTTGTCGATATCGGCCACCAGATCACGAATGCCCACGGTTACAGCTCCAGCAGGATCTGCGCCAGGGGACGCGTGCACATGTGCAACGGGTTGGACTGAGCTTCGCCGGCCATGCCTTTGTTGAAGGGCAGTGGCTCGATCTTGCTGTAATACGGAATGCCCTGAGTGTTGACCGTTTCCATATAGTCGGCCGGGGCGAACACAGAGATGTACAGATCAGGGACGCCTTCAGGGATCAACAGCGCCTTGTCGTCATGGATGAACGACACGCCCGCGACCTTGCCGCGATAACGTTCCCATACGATGCCACCGAACTCGAAGCTTTCACGGGCATCGCCGCGCAGGGACGCGGCCTGCATGGTGTTGAGGTAGGTTTCCTTGACCGATTTGTGCGTGACCAGCTTGTTCCAAAAGTTCTTGCCGCAGAATGCGCGAGAGCCGGTACTGGTGATGTTACCCAGCGCATCTTCCTGCAGGTCCAGGGCATCGGAGCAGCGCACACGCAACTCCGTGGCCTGGTCGTTGAGGCCCATCGACTGTTTTTTGCGCGTGACACCAAAGGTCTTGTAAAGATCAAGCAAGACCGTGGTGCCATCGGCATCCAGAATCTGGCCGTTCAAGGCACCCATGCGCTGGAATTCGTGGGTGGCATCCAACTGACGACGAGCCTTGGACAATCGTCGGTTGACCACGTCCTGCACGGCTTGCAGCTCACTGCGGGTACCGAAGGCACGGATGCCCTGAATCTCGTCCGCCTTGATGGTGAAACGTTCCGGCAAGTGCACGGTGTTGAAAGGGATCATGTGACGCTTGGTACCAGCGACCACCAGGCCGGAAGTACCGCGTTCACCCGCTGGTACCAATGCCAGAGTGTCACCGTCTTTTTCGATCTGCACGGTCAGGGTGGTGATGCCTTCTTCACGAAAAAGGCCGAGGCTGCTGATGCGACCCGGCAAGTACTCCTGATCATTGAGTGCAGCGGTCAACGACGAAACGCTAAACGCATCGTCTTCAAAAATGGCGATATCGGCCATGAGGTACTCTCCAGAAACGAAAAATCCCGCACTGGGCGGGACGGATAAATAGGGATGCTCGCCTTAGCGAACGATCAGGAAGTGGGCAGCCAGTGCTTTTTCAGCAGCAGGATCGAGGCCGGTCAGGTGCACTTCGCTGATCTCCGCCAGGCGCACCACGGCGCGACCGCGACGCACAACATCCGACTCACCCAGCGGGCCGTAGAGAATGGCGACGGCGTTTTCCGTACCGTCCTCAGCAGTCGGCTGATACGGCGCAAACTCGCCGGTGGCGGTGATCAGGCCCAGAACCTGGCCTGGCTCAAGCGCAGCGCCGGCCGCAACGTTGATCGCTTCACGCGAGATGTTGCCGGCACCCTCAGACAAGAGGAATTCACCGGCGTGGCGCTGTTCGTATTGGATCGTCATGCTCTCGTACCTTTTGCAGATTTAGATTGACCACTTTGCGCCGACTGACGCGCCGCCCAGATCGAGGGTGGATCAGGTTGTTTGGCCTGAATTTTCGGTACTGGGTCATCGCTGATCGGCAGGCTGTTGTCGATTTCAAAGCCCCCGCCACTGACCAGCTTGTCGAACAGTCGCCCGCGCACCGCTTCGGCGCTGAGCCCAGCCGCGACAAACTCCTGGGTGAACTCCGGCAAACGCGCAGCCACGCACAGGTCGCGCACGGCCTTGGCGTTGGTCAGCGCGGCATTAACTGTGGCCTCGTCGGCCAATTTGGTATGACTGATCAACGACTCGATCAGGTTGCTGATACCGGCCGTGTTGCAGCTTTGAGTGATCAACAAGGCCAGCTTGGCCGAATCGACGATGGGCGGATTTTCCGGTTCTGGTTTCACGGGCTCCGGGGTAGGTTCCGGCTCAGGCTCAGGCTCCTCCTCCAGCTGGGCCAGCAACGCTTGCGGTGCATGCTGGTAACGCTGCAACGCACCGCCCTGGCCGAGGCAGGCTTTGACCGTAACGCCCTCGCCCACTTCGTCAGCCAGGCCCAAAGCCACCGCCTCACTTGCCGTGAGCCATGTTTCGGCATTGACCAGGCGTCGCAACTCGACCTCGTCAATGTTCGGCGCCTTGGCTTTGTAGGCCGCTATGATGGCCTCCATTGCTTGATCCAGCGCCGTGGCGACCTTGCGTAAATCCTCAGCATCGCCAGAGGCATAGGTCCACGGGTTGTGGATCATCAGCATAGCGTTGGACGCGATCACGACCTTGTGTGCGCCGCATACCGCGACACTGGCCGCGCTGGCTGCCAAGGCATCGACTCGGCCGGTGCAACGCTCGCCCAGTCGCGAAAGCGCGTTGTGAATGGCTAGGCCGTCAAACAAGTCACCACCGACGCTGTTGAATGCCACCACGATTGGCGACGCACCATCATCGAGTGCTGCAAGGTCGCGGACAAACTGGTTGGCAGTGATGCCCCAGGTGCCGATCTCGCCGTAGACGTAGACCTCGATGCTGCGGGTCTCAGCCTCGCCTCTGGCCTTCAGGCTGTACCAGTGTTTGTTTTGCGGCGCTGGTGGGTCACCGGCTTTGTTGAAAATCCGTAGCGGGTGCTGCTTGATCATGGTGTCTCCTTGTCAGCGGCCGGTTCAGGCTGGTCGACGAGCGTTTTATAGTTGAGGCCAAGCTTTTGGGCGCGGGCCTGATCGGCAGCGTTTTCAGCATCCACGGTTTCGGCGTCATAGCCCGAACGCAGGACCATTTCGCTGCGGGAGTTGAAGCCCGCGTTGACCTCCATCATTCGCGCCTGAATGTCCTGCACCGGTTGGATATAGGCCCAGCCCTGCGGCACCCAGCGGGTGCGCAGGTATTCGCGACGGCGCTGCGCGTAATCGTCCAGCTTGAGGCGACCGGCCAACACCGCCATGTCCATCCAGGCGGCCCGAACCGGGCGGCACAGTTGGTGGACGTACACACCAAATTGCAGTTGCTCCAGGCGACGGCGGAATTCGTTGAGCACAACCCGCAGCGCCCGGTCGTTGACCTCGCGCATATCACCGGTGAGAATTTCGTAAGGCGTACCGGTACCGGCCGCAGCGGCCATCAGCTGCTGCCGCATAAAGTCCGGGTAGTTATTGCCGGCGTCCGGTGGCTTGGAAAACTCCACCTCTTCACCCGGCCCCAGTTCCTGCATGGTCCCTGGCTCCAGCGCGACCATCGGCGTGAAGCCGTCGCGGTCTTCGGTCAGTAACTGGCCGGTGACCGGGTCGCGGGGTTGCTGTGAAGCTTCGGGCGGTGGCCGGGAGATAAACCCGGCAAACAGGTTGGCCACCTCTTGACGAAACAACACCGCGTCGTCGTAGTTGTCCAGGCTGCGCAAGCGCTTGAGCACCGGCGCCAAACGCGGCACGCCACGCAACTGCCCAGGTTCGACCGGCTCAAAGATATGCAGTACTTGCTCGGCCGGTACACGCACCAATTGGTTGTAACCGGCGCTCAGTGACGAGGCATCGCGGGGGTGAACCCGGTACATGTGATACGCCACGCGCTGGTGAGCCGGGTTGAACTCGATACCGGCACGGATGCTGTTGCCGTTTTTGGCCGGTTCAAACTTGTCGTGCGGCACAAATTCGGGAGCCAGTACCTGGAGCTGCAGCGGTACCGCCAGATCTTCTTCTAGACCGCGAGGCCGTAGACGCACAAAACATTCACCAGCCGTTTCCACGGTGCGCGCAATCAAGGCCTGCTGGCCGTAGAAGTCGGTCAGGCCATCGGCGTCCGACTCGTCCACCCAGTCCTCCCACAACTCCTGCTGCACTTTACGCAGGGCATCGTCATCGATCTTGGGTCGCGGAGTGATGCCGGTACCGATCAGGTTGCTAACGCGTTTGTCGATGACGTTGAAGGCATACGGGTCATTACGCACTGCCGCCCGCGAACGGGCCCGCAGGTTGCGCAAGGCCGGGGTGTTGATACTGTTGATGCCGACATCGGGGGCGTCCCAACTGGCCGAGCGCCTGCCCTCTCCGGCCCCTTCGTAACTGGCTTTGATCCGCTCCGGCAGCAAAAAGTCGTTGCGGGTCAGGGTTGGATATTGGCGCGCCATTAGAGTCCCTTGCCTCCGTGGTAAAGCCGCATGACCCGCGAGCGCGGCCCGGCAGACGCGACCAGCGACGTGCGGATCTGATCGCGGGCCTTGAGCAGCTCATCCACCGTGCGGTACTCCACGGTGCGGTCGGCGTAGCGCACGGTTTTCTCGCCGCGCGCGATGGCCGACTCAACCGCGTCGAGGTGCTTTTGGGTAAAGGACATAATCAGCGTCTCTTGAGATAGCCGCTGCTGGAGCTGCGACGTTGAGGGGGTCGTGCAACCGGCTGCGGTGGTGCGGCCGGCATTGCTCCGGGTGAAGACGTTTCAACAGGTTGTATCGCGGGTCTTGCGGCCGGAAGTGCAAGACGTTCAGCCTGAACGGGCTTCTCATCGAACAGCCCGGCCTGCGCCAGGGCTTGGCGAATGCGCTCCCAGTCGTGTTCCTTGTAACGGTTCAGGCCCAGGTAATGCGCCATCGCCAGGCAGTACACCATCAGGTCGAGCGCTTCGTTGCGTTCGGCCTTGCCCTTCACCCACTCGATACGTTTGTGACCGCGCACATAGCGGGCCACCTTGCGCTCGGCCACGCACTGGTCGAAGAAGTCATCCGGCAGGTCGTTGGCAAAGTGCAGCGCGCCCGGCCCGTCTTCAAACGGGTAGCGGTTGTAGATCCAGTCCTTGGCCGTGTCGGTACCGACAAACCACAGCTCGGCGCCGTTGCGTTCGGTCTGGCCCTTCCAAGTGACGTCGACCATTGACGGACGTTGCGCAATAACCGGTTTTCCCGGCTTGCTCGCGCCCTTGATGGCGAAAATATTGCGCCACCGGCGGATACGGCAGAACTGGTAAACCTCGTCCGTATGGTGACCGCCGGAGTCGACGGCCGTGGCCAGGATGCCAAGCCCGACGCCACAAGGATGCGGGTACCGCACCTTGAGTTTTTCATCGAGCACGGCCCAGGTACGTTCGTCCGCCGGGTCGCCCCAGATCACCTGGTAGTCGATGATCCAGCGCTCCATGCCGACGCCCCAGCCCATCACCATCAGTTCCAGGCGATTGGCTTGTACGTCGACCGATGCGGTGAGCATCAGCACACGCAGGGTCATTGAGCCGAGGCCGTAGGTTTCGCGGTGGGCTCGCTCTTTCAGCACATCCGCTTTGGTCTGCTCTTGGGCGCTGTCCCAGACCTTGGCCAGCCGGGTGTTGTAGAACACCTGCATGGGCTCCAGATCGCCCCGGTTTTGCGCCTTCTTGGCCTTTTCAAATTGCTTGGCCAGCGAACGCCAGTCCATCCAGCCAAGCGGTGAATACAGTGCGTTGAGGTGAAAGCCGATGGTTTCGCCGTCGCCCTGGGCATGGGATCGCCATTCACCCCGGGCCAACATCTGGCCCTTGTTATGCTCCTCGATCAGCACGTCGCAATCCGGCCCGGCGCACTGGTAATGCACCACGCTGTAATCGGCCGAGTAGTGCAGGCTTTCCCATTCCAGTACCTGCATATGGCCGCAGTGCGGGCATGGGACGTAGTAGTAACGCTGATCGCTGGTCTCGAACAAATCGGCGATACGCGAGGCGCCCTTGATCGTCGGTGAGCTGGAGAAGTAAAACTTGGCGTTGCGCCCGAAGGTACTGCCCCGGGTTTCGGCAAGTTCGATCGGGTCGCCCTCTTCGCCCACGTCTACATCCCAGCGGTCGATTTCATCGCCGTAGATATAGCGTGCCGACAGTTCGGCCAGGTTGGCCGCAGAGCCGGCTGTGGTGACGTACAGCGAGCCGCCTTCAAACTCTTTGGTGTCCATCGTGTTGCGTGCGTCCCGCGAGCGGTTGGTCGCGACACGCTCACGCAGCACCGGCGTAGCCTTGATGGTCTTGCCGATCCGTGACGACACCCGCTTGGCCAGGCTCAGGCTTGGCAGCAAGGTGAGGATGTTGGACGGCACCATATGGATCAGGCCACCGATCCAGTTCAATGCGATCTGGGTTTTCATCAGCTGCGAGGCCACCATCGTGACCACGCGCTTACAAGGGTGAGCCGGTGACAGGCAGCGCATGGGCTCGCGTGCATAGGGTGTACGCGAGGTGCGGTACTGGCCGGGCTCGGCAGCGCCGGTGTCACGCGGGATACGCATGTACTCGTCGGCCCACTGGTCGACCCACAGCGAAGGGTCAGGCCGTAGCCCACGGAAATACGCCTCGCGGTACACCTCTGCACCGTTCGGGATTTCCGTGTGCATGGATTAGCTCTTGTTGTTGAGGGCGTGAACCAGGTCAGCCGAGGACATGCGCTCAGCGTCCTCCAGCGAGGCGCGAATGGCAGCGGTCAGACGGCGCTCGATTTCCCAAGGGTCAGTCATGGCGGCCAACTCCGGCGCCAGTTGCGGGGGCATGCCCAGCAACTGATCGCGCAGCAGGCGCCCCGCGTTGAAGGCACCAGTTTTGACTGCCTCCAGCTCGACCTGTGAACCCTGAACCTTGTGGAATTCGGCCTCGGCCAACTGCGCCAGGTAGTACTCGCGGTGGGCACGGGCTTTTTGGAAGTCGGGTTGCTTGCCGGTCGGGCCGATGGCGGGCTGCGGCGCAGCCATGTTCGGCGTGGATTCGACCAGCGGGGATAACTGGCTGATCACGTCGCGCTGCACTCGGCCCTCTTGATGCCGAGCCGCGACGGCGGCTTTAGTGGGGTCGGCGGTTTCGCGGATCAGCGCGATGGTTTCTTCAACATTGACCTGTCTTTCATCCGTCGACAGGACCAGTCGATTGTTCTTTCTGAGCCAGGTGATGTAGCTCGGCGCCTTGCCGATGTAAGCCGCAAAGGCGCTCTTCGACAGAAAGATAGGGTCTGTCACAAGCCCTCCTTTTCAACGGCTTTTCAATGCAAGCCTTTCAATTTCAATGGATTGAATTTCAATAAGCTGCCAGCCCTGCGGCTAACGATTTCCCGCGGGTTTCCTGCCCCGTACCCCCGGATATTCCCCAGGGTCCCCGGCAAGATTTGAGAGATGGGAATTATTCTGATTGGCGAGAACAGGGAAGAATTTCACAGGGCCTGAGAGCTTGGCTGCTGATGTTTACGCAAACTCCCGCAGCGCCTCTTGCAAGCGCTTGGCCTTGGTGATTGCTTCAGCATTGCTCTCCCGCTCAGACTCAACCGACAGGGCAACCTCTTCGATGCGGCTAGCCAACGCCTTCATGCGCTTGCTGAACTCATCAGACAGACTCACCACCTCACCCGACAGGGCCGCCAGAACATCTAGTGCACCTTCAGGTTTCTTGATCGATACAACGGTCTGCTTGGCTGCCTGAGGCATGGCGGTCTCCTTCTTGGATTTAGGGGTGGCTACATCGCGCTGAAACTTTCCGCCTATTGGCTCTCTGATAAGCCCAGCATCTTTGAGCTCACCGAGTGCCCGGCGAACGGCATAGGCCGATGCACCACTGGCGTTGGCAGCCAGCACTGCGCCGTGGATATCGCGAGCGCTCCAGCGCGCTTGAATGGGGACATGGCCAAAGACTTTTTGAGCAATCGACGATTGCCCTGCCAGCATCTGCTGCTGCCTGGATTCATTCATGTCTGGAGTCCTGTTCAACAAGTGGATGTGACTAAGTTATTCAGAGCGGTCCGATTGAGAAGGCACATCGCAAACACCGAGGCGTCGGGCTGCCCAGCGTTCGTAAAGACCAATGGCGACGTCCGCCCCGGCCATTGCCGTGAGACAGCCCACCGCCGATGCCGCCCAAATCGAAACGCCGTTGGCGTGCAGCAACATCATCGTGGATAGACCGCACCCGATGCAGGCACCTGACCGCAAGGCCAAGCGACGGATCAACGACCAACCCCGAGCACCATCCTTATCCGCTCGCCACATCTCACCCGATACACCGCCAATCAAGGACAGTGCGATCACGAGCCAGATCGGCATATCAGCTAACGCTTGTTGCTCTGTTGTCATGTATGACCTCAATCAAAGAGCGGCGCGTGGTGCTGAAAAAAGAAAACCCCGCCGGGGTGGGCAGGGTTTTCAGTGCGCTGGTGTAGACCAGGGCGAGGTGCACAGCACGTGCTCGGGGAGCGCTTAGGCGCAGAATTCATATCGTGGGTACGTTTTACCCCTGTTCGGTAAAACCGAAAAGTGGGGATTTTCGGTCATTCTGCTCTACTCACTTTGACGCAACTTTGACGCAGGTTTGAGGTAAGTCACCCCGACAAACGGTCAGCGCTTAACCGGCTTTGCTCAACACCGTTGCACGCGTCAGATTGGTTTCCTGGTGGCCGCTGCGCCGGGTGTAACCCCGAGTGGTACCGCTTCGAACGGTAAGGATCAGCATCACTTGTTGATGCAGACGTTTAACCCAGTTGCGATACGTTTGGTCTGCCCCTTCGGTGATGTCGAGGAGCCGCATCTGTTCACGTCGCGACATCGATGGTTGATGCAGGTAACGCAGTCGGGCCAACTGGGCCAATTGCTTGCCTTTGGTTGACTGGCGATCCAACTCAGCAACGGCCGCCGCCACTTCGCTGGCAATGTGATCCATGCCAGCGCCCGCTCCCACCAACAGATCACGTGAACCGGCCGTACCCCGAGGAGCGCAGCCGCCGTATTCCATGATCGTGGCCATCGGGCTACCCAAGCCACCAGCCTCCCCAACGTGGCAATGCTGCTCGCCCCAGTGCTGCATAAGCTCTTCGATTTCGTGAATCATCCCCATCTACCCCCTGAAAACCCAACCCGACACAGAAAACAGCCAACCCGACACACACCTAACACACTTAAAAACCTTTAAAAACATACTCTTAATGCTCTATGTGCTGGGTGTGTCAGGTGTGTTGGGGTTCTTCTCACGTACGAGAAATAATTAATAAGCATCAGTCTTTGGTTTGTTGAGCATGCACATACGCCCGCATGTGCGAGAAACCCACCACACTTGACACACTGATCCCGAAAGCCCTTAAAGACGTGGCCTGTAGCTGTGTCAGGTTGAAGGTAATCACCCGCCACACCGTCAACACACCCCGCACACAAATAGTCGTCATGCTGCGCTGTCCTGTCGCTGCCCGAACTTGACGTGCTCCCAACTGCCCACACTCCAGCCCCCGGCCTTGGCTGCTTCGCGCCAGGTAACGACCGCCGCACCGAGCCCGGCCGCTGTCACAGATGGGGGTGGGGAAGGCGCAGGATCAATCCCCGCCCAGGGAAAGAAGAACGTACCAAAGGATCGTCGAGAACCATCCATCCAGGGCTTGCCCTGAATCTTGTCCACTTCGGTGGAGATGAATCCGCTGAACTTGGTATGACTTAAGGTGTGTTCCTTGTTGCGGTGGCACCACTCCAAAAACAACGCGTACAGATCACTGCTAACGCACACGCTAAATGGTGCTCCCAGCAGGCCATTACGCCATTCACGTAGAAAGGTTTGCCAACTGGCCATACTCAAATCTACCAAGCGTTGGCGGGCTTCGGTGTTGGGTGGACGGGTACGCTGATCGAAGTCACCCAGGTCATAACTGAGCAGGTATTCATAAAGCGCCGGGATGCCATCATTAGCCAACTCGTACTTCACCCTCTCCTGCTCTTCAGGCCCCAGTGTTTCCTTGGGCCAAACCACCAACATCCGGCGGTCATTTTCGCCAATGGGCCAGGGCATGATTTCGTTGGAGAGGAACACCGCATTCATATGGTTGGCTTCCTCCCAGCCATTCACAAACTTGGACTCCATACGCACCGTCTTGCCGGTGACCATATGCTTGATCTTGCCCACCTGGTTGTAACGCTGGTCACGGCTAACCACTTCCTCGAACACGCCATACAGCTTGTTTGACTGCCATACCGTCCAACTCGACTCCAGTTGTGACTGCCCGACTGTGGCCGCGTATTCGCCATAGATCGCGCCCATGATGTCGCTGAGCAACAAACTTTTTCCGCTGCCTTCCATGGTCGAGTGCAGCAACACGGCTGTGTCCATCTTGGCGCCGATGTTTTGCAGCGGGTATGCCAACCACTTGATCAACCAATCAGTTGCCGCTTCGTCGTGGTTGCACAAAAAACTAAACAGCGAGCGCAAGGTGCGGCACTTGTTCGGTGCATCGATCGGGACCAAAGGCAGCCCCTCAAAGGTATTGATGTACACCTCCGGGTCCTTGGTCATACGTGGATCGAACACAATGTGCTGCATGTCCACGGTGCGCCGGTCAGGGCTGTTCAACCACATGCCATAGGCATCGCCCAACGCCATACGCATAGCACCCTCGGGGACTCGACGGCGGCATTTAATGTCCCAGGAGTCTTTGGTACCGTCTATATAGACGTAGCGTTCGGTCGGGCTCATGCCCTCCCCTGATACCTGCTTGAACTTGGCCTCTGCTTTGGCTTTGCTGGCTTGGCGCTCCGCCATGTCATCGGCGATGACCTTTTTCTGTGTCGACTCAAACCAGTCTTTGGCCAGCGCTTTGGTGACCAACAATTCAAACGCAGGCTTTTTGATAATGACGCGCCTGAACATGTCGAAAACGGCAGTCTTGCCTTCGATCAAAGCGAAGCGCTGAAAAATTCGGTCCGGCGTCCAATCACTCCCCCCGCCCCCCTCAGGTGCAGGAGCCTCAGCGGCGGATACGGATTCGCCCGGCCCGCTGGCATCCTCAGATGGGGTCGGGGGAAGATCCGCCGGGGATGGCCGGGACGACTGCTGCATACCCAACATGCGTGCAGCATCTTTAACCGCTTTGGGCTGATCGCCGCCGTGCTCAAGCAGGCAGAACACCTCAAACGCATCATTCTGGTGACCATTGGCCAACGGATCAGCGCCGTGGTGCGAATACAGCTTGTCATCGGTGATGGTGATACCCGGTACCCCAGTGCTGCTTTGCGGGTAAAGCCATTTATTGCCGCGCTTGATGTACCCGTGGGTGCGCAGTAATTCTTCAACATCATGACTGCGGTTGAATTCATCAATCACCGAAGGCCGATTACCAGTTACTTGGGTAGGCGACTTGCTCGACTTTGGTTTGACCTTTTCAGCCTTCGGCGCCCAAGGGCAAGCAGCCTCGGCATCACGTTTGAAAATGTCCCAGTTTTGCCAAATGGCCAGCAGGTCGGTGGTCAACACCGGCAGGCCATCAGCGGAGGGTGGAGTGCGCCAAGTATACGGTTTACCGGTACCGGGATGAATTGAAGGAGGCAATACGTCTTGCACCAAGCCTGCGCGCAACTCGAAAACCGTGAACCGCTTGTAGGGCTCTGCCTCGGCACGTGCAGCCGCTTCACCGTCCAAATCGCCTGCTTCTTTTGCCGCCTTGGCTTTCTCGATCAGACCTTTAAAAATCGACCCATCAGGGTCGTTTTCGTTGGGCCATGCAAGCGAATGACGCGTGAGGTCTATTCCATCCGGCAACTGGAACAGGATACGAAAACGCGCTGGGTTACCGACTACTGTCGGGTACACCAGCGCCATTGCGTCCAAGTCCAGGCCGAGCAACTCGTACAAGACGTGGCGTGTCCACTGGACATCATCAACGTCTAACGAGCACACACGGCTCGGCCCTAAGACCACGCCAAGGTTGTGCGTTGGATTCGCAGACCAGAAGGCTTCGGCAGCCTGTGCATCAGTGATGTAACCACCGGGCTTATTCCAGCCCAACCCTTTGGGAGCTTTCTCCCCCGGCTCGATGGCAACAAGTGCCAGTTTGAAGGTGTCAATGTAGCGTCGTGCCCATGCCGCCATAGGCACAGCGTGAAAACGATCGGTCATCTGCGGCGCTCCCGCAACTCTTGGCAACTGACGCAGGTTTGGCAGCCTTTGACCTTCTCCTGGCGGAGCACTGGTATCGGTTCATCGCAATCAACACAGATTGATGCACTGACCGCGGATGCTGAAGCACGCTGACGTTGCTCCAAAGCGCGCTGTAAAAACTCATCCGCATAGTCATTAGCCAGATCAACGATGTCAGCCATTATAGCGATCCTCCATTGCCTGGCGTGCGCCGGCCATGATGCCCAGTACCTCGCGGATAACGTCCATGCCTCGCTTCTCAAGAATGGCGACTTCGTGTGACTCCCAAACTGCGTCAGCCACACCGTCGTGCATGCAAGACACAAACTCGCCAGACTCATGAAGCAACTTGCCTACCGCTTTCAACGCTTCTTTTGTTGCAGGCACTGGCGCTGGCTTGTACCAAACGGCCCCGGCTGGACGCACTAAGGCATCGAGCAAACGCGGATCAGCCGTGAGGCGAATCACCTCCTCCAGCTCATCCGGCGTAAGCCAGCGGCGTTCTTCGTCGAGTTTGAGTTTCTTCTGCAGGGAGTCGTTGTCGATCACCATTGCGAATGCAAGTGCGGTGACACCACCCTTGTAGGAACGTCCTGCGCGATAGAGCGCGTGACGCAATGAAAGCACCGGACCAGCGTCCGGTAATAGATCGATGCGACTCATAACCGTAAAAACCCCTTTTACGGTGTAGCCATAAAACAGGGCACGCCCTATCCTACGACTACGACCGATGTACATGTGCTGTGTATCGTCGTCGCTGGACCGGAGGATCTTTGGTGAGAGGCTCCGGTCCAGCACCCTTTTAGCTATGTAGTTCTAGAACTGTATTGCTCTATCGACCCTGCGTTTCTTTGGTGAGAGGTTCTGGGTCGATACCTTCTATGCTGCTTGGATTGACTCAAGATCTTTTGGGATGCAGAACACATCCGGGCGCAACCTAAATCTCGAAACGCCAGTAATAAGCTCAGCTCGGACAACCAGCTCAGCAGGCAAAAAACCTCGCTTCAACCAATAAGAAACAATTTGTTGAGATACAGGCCGCTCAGAAGTCGACATGGCTGATGCAAACGCGACCTGGCCTTTGGCTGAGTCCACAGCGTCCACTAGTGCCTCGCGCATCTCTGTTGCTGGGTTCATGAGGACCTCAAAGCGGAAAGTACAAACGAAAAATACATGTTAATTTGTATTATCGCAACAAATTAACGTGTTGGAACCAATACAAAAGGGTTTGTATCCTCTGAGCATGAATAAACCAACGCGCTCACCCTCGCCTGTAGCCTCACTTTTCAAGACCCGCAGGAAGGCCCTGAAATTAAGCCAGGTAGCCCTTGCTGACCGGGTCCGCGAACTCCTTGGCCCTGATGAAACCTTCAGCCAGCAAACCTATGCTGCGTTTGAAGCCGGCAATACTCAAAACACACGATTTGCACTCCAGATAGCCCAGGTACTTGGGCTATCTATGGATGAGGTTGCCGGCACAAGCCCAGCCACACAGACAGCGCCCAATACCGTTACTGCAGACGCAGTAATGCTTGGTCCGATTGAAGTGTGGGACGACGAAACCCCGCTGGATGATGACGAGGTAGAAATCCCTTTGCTCAAGGAAATAGAGCTGTCTGCAGGTTCGGGCTGCACAGCAGTTCAGCACCACTCCCGCTCGAAACTGCGATTCGGAAAGATGACCTTAAGGCGCCAGGGCATTGATCCTGAAAACGCAATTTGCGTGACCGTCTCAGGACACAGCATGGAGCCCGTACTCCCTAACGGCAGCACTGTAGGGGTCGATCAAGGAAGGAAAGACATCAAAGATGGGGATATTTATGCCTTAAGGCATAACGACCATTTGCGAGTGAAGATGCTGTATCGCCTACCTGCAGGCGGCATCAGGATGCGCAGCTTCAATCGCGACGAGTATCCGGACGAGGAGTACACTCCGGAGAAGATTCGTAATGAGGAGATCGTCGTATTAGGCCGCGTCTTCTGGTATTCAGTTCTGAGATAAGAATTCAGACTACAAAAAAAGCCCGTTAATTCGGGCTTTTTTTTGTTAAAAGAAAATAATACAAATTAGCCTGTTGACCATATTACAAATTAAATTGTAGTCTTTAGCTCGAAACCTCTCACCAAGAGTACGAGCCATGCATATGACACAGCACAGTGTTGCCCGCTGCCGGATCTATCTACATCCGACAGCCTGCACCAGTCGCGCCTCAATTGAAGCCATTCAACGCCGCACAGGGCTTCTGGTCATCATCACCACTAAAGAGCGAATCGCGCTGGTCGCTCAACCCGCTCAAACCACCTCCTCATTCGGAGGTAGTGCGGCATGAAAAAGTTACTGATTGGATTAGCAGGCCTCGCCCGCACGGGCAAAACAACCGCTGCCAAACACCTAGTCTGCACGCACAACCTCCAGACTTACGCATTCGCAGACCCGCTGCGTGAAGGCCTAACAACCATCCTCAACCTTAGCCCACGTGACTTTGACGACGAGCACAAAGAACAGCCAATCGCCTGGCTAGGCCGCTCCGCACGCGAACTGATGCAGTCGATGGGCACCGAGTGGGGCCGTAATCAGGTGCACCCAGAACTGTGGCTGCTTCTGGCCGAGCAAAATCTTGGATTCCTCGAACAAACCAACACAGCAGCCTCCGGCTTTGTGATTAGCGATCTTCGTTTCGAAAACGAAGCGGCTTTCGTTCGGGAGAAAGGCGGACTGGTCATTCATTTGCTACGCGAAAGCGCACCCGATGTGAACCCACATATCAGCGAAACCGGGATAGCCATACACGACAACGATTTCGTGGTGCACAACGACGAAACGATTGAGCAGATGACCGGCCAACTGGACGAGATCTTCAATGCTCTTTGCGCTCGCGCAGCGGCTTAAGGAGCAGTCACATGAACCGAACCCTGGATGCTACTGCCGCCCTACTTGGCTTGAAACCACGCGCCTTCCGCAGTCGCTTACGTGAGCTTGGGATTTTGACTCAGAACGGTGAGCTGGCCAGCAAGCACCGAGACCAGGGTTATCTGTATGTAGACACGCGCAGTCGCTGGAACGCGAACATCAACACCTTCAGCTATTACGCGGTTGTGATGGTGAAAGAGCCCGGCGTGAGTTGGTTAAGCAAGCAACTGGGCAACACCGTGACCCCTGCTAAAAAGGACGCCGCCGCATGAAACAGAACGCCATCACGCAAGCGATCGGCGCCTTGAAACTGGTCCCGATATTCGTCAACAACCCGGCCATCGTCAGTCGCGCCACGATGATTGGGGCATCAGCAGAGGCTGTTGCTCTGCTTGAGGCACTTCCCGCGGCATCTGCTGAGCTGATCGAGGTGTTTCGTTGCGTAAATGCAGTAATCAGTGACGGGCAGACTGCTTACGTCACCCCTACCCGCTGCCCTGAATACCCATACGGCGCTGTAATTGCCGACAGCGAGGGGCACATTTGTGCCGCGGCGATGGGGAAGACCAAAGAAGGCTTGGCCGAGTTAATCCGCCTCAAGTTGCTGCTCCCACAGGAGGGGTACGGGGAGGATCCAGCGTGAGCAACACACTCGATCAACTGCGCAAGGAGTTCGCCACACCTTGCCCCAGTCTGACGGCGGTACGCGAACGCTACTTCGCACACATCAGGACTGATCGCTACCTGCTCAGCGAAATCAAAGCCGGACGCATCGCACTGAAAGTAACGCGACTACACCGCTCAAGCCGAGCAAAGCCAGTGGTGTATTTGCACATGTTGGCGGCCTATCTAGATGCACAAGCACCTAGCCAGGCCGCCTAAGTCCCCCCTGATATCCAGGGGGGCTACAAAAACCAACGCAATGAGGCACAGCACATGAGCAAGTCACGTCCATTCATTGACACCCTGCGCGACATCGAAGCCGGCGGCCTGCTGGATGAGCTTAGCGAGACCCAGCACAGCCTGATCGACGCCATTCGTTTAACAGGCAAAGGGGGCGAGCTGACGATCAAGCTCGCCTACAAGCCTGATGGCAACGGCCAGATGACTATCAAAGCGGACGTAAAAGCCAAAGAACCGGCCCTTTCACGTGGCACGTCTTTGTTCTTCCTGACCCCCGAAGGCAACCTCACCCGTCGTGACCCACGCCAACAGGATCTTCCGCTTCGGACGGTGAACGATGACAAGCCTGAAGTACTGCGGCAAGTCAGCCAGTAAAAACCTCTCACCACTTGCACTACCCACTGGAGCACATCCAATGCAACAAGCCCTACAACAGCTGTTCACTCTGGCCCAAGCCCTTGGCAAGCCTGTCGACCACCCTGGCCTGGCAGCGCCGATTGCGCTGGTACCGCATGGCGTATCGCTCGAGAACCTGGAGCACCTGCTACCTGCACCAACCCGCACCAAGCAAAAGCTCACCGTTCTGGATGCGGAGTCGTTCATTGATTACGTGAATCGCTTCGCCACTTCTGCCACCGCCGTTTTCTGCAACGGCCCAGAAGGTCGAACCTTCTCAGCGGTTATCGATTACCACCAACCAGAAAGCCCTGCATGGCGCGAACACGTTGCGACCTATCGTTGCCCGACCACTGTTGAGTGGGGGCGCTGGAAGGAAAACGACCGCAAGCGCATGGACCAAGCGACTTTTGCCGAGTTCATCGAAGAAAACGTATGGGATATCACCCAGCCTGCCAATGAACAAAACGCTCCAGGTGCAGCTGACATGCTGGAAATCAGCCGAACCCTCGAAGCCAAGAAAAATATCAGCTTCCGCCAGGGCACCCGTCTCGACAATGGCCAAGTGCAACTGACCTATAACGAAGAGATCGATGGTCGTGCAGGCGAGGCTGGACAGCTGCGTATTCCGGAGCAGTTCTTCATTGGCGTGAAACCTTTTCTTGGCGGCGATGCGTTCTGCGTTCCGGCGCGCTTCCGTTATCGCATCCAGGACGGCCGGTTGATGATGTGGTTCGAACTGGTGCGCCCGGACAAAGTGCTTGAAGAAGCCTACAACGCGGTGCGCGACAAAATTCGAGCTGCCATCCACGAAGTGCCGCTGTACGAAGCCACTTTGTAAATCGCCACCTGCAATACCCTGCCGCCAGCCTCTCACCAATGATCCCGGCGGCAGCTTCACAAGGTACACAGCACATGCACGCACACCACACTCTCGCGAATAATCCGTGGCAGCAAAGCCAGCACTCTAGGAGAGCTGCTTGATGGAACTTCAAAGCGAAACACTAACTGACGAAGAGCTGGCCACCATCACCGGCTATCAAATCCCTTCAAAACATATCCAGTGGTTGACTAACAATCACTGGGAGTTTGTCCTGACTGGCGCGCGTCGCCCGATCGTAGGCAGGGTATACGCCCGAATGAAGCTTGCAGGTGTACAGCCTTACGCTGTCAGTGCTGCGGCCGAAACGTGGACGCTAGACTTGTCGAAGGTAAGCTGATCCATGCGCCAAAAAAGTATAGCAAACCGAGATCTTCCGCCGCGGATGATACGTCGCATCCGCAAGAGGAAGACCGGGAAGGTGTGGGTATCGTATTACTACAACGGAAGAGATGAAGCCGGTAAACGAAAGGAAATACCGCTAGGCCCAGATCTCGATCAGGCAAAAGCGGAGTGGGCGCGACTTGAGCGTACGGCACCACCTAAACCCAACCACCTGATGGCCTATGTGTTTGACCGGTACGAAAAGGAAATCATCCCAGGTAAGGCAATCCGTACCCAGTCCGACAACCACAAAGAACTCAAACAGCTCAGAAAAGCGTTTGAGAGCGCCCCCATTGAGTCGATCACACCACAGGTTGTGGCCCAATACCGCGATGCCCGAACAGCTAAGGTCAGGGCCAACCGGGAAATCGCTTTGCTCTCCCACGCGTTTACAATCGCGCGCGAATGGGGCCTGACAGACAAGGCCAACCCTTGCTTTGGCGTTCGCCGAAACAAAGAGAAACCCCGGGACTACTACGCCGGTGAAATCGTTTGGAACGCGGTGTACGCCGAGGCCGCACAAGAACTGAAGGATGCGATGGACTTGGCGTACCTGACGGGGCAGCGTCCGGCCGATGTGCTCAAAATAGCAGCAACTGATTTGAATAACGGCTTTTTGCTGATTGGCCAGGGCAAAACCGAAAAGCGTCTGCGCCTTCGACTGGAGGATGCAGGTATCCAATCGGGGTTGAGCACCTTTATCAATGATTTACTGGAGCGCAGGGCTATCAACGGCGTTAAAACATCGACACTGATTACGAACTCGTCCGGGCTGCGTATGAGCCAACAGATGCTGCGTAACCGGTGGGATGATGCGCGGGAGAAAGCAGCTATCAAAGCTGCGACAGATGGTGATCCAGCACTGGCCGTTAGTATTCGGCAGTTTCAATTCAAGGATATCCGGCCCAAAGCGGCAAGTGAGATTGAGCTATCGCATGCGAGTAGACTCTTGGGGCACTCGACCGAGGAGATTACTAAGAAGGTATATCGGAGGGTTGGAGAGATTGTTAAACCCACGAAATGATTCAGTGCCTTAAGGTAATAAGGCCAATAAATATGCATATTAACTCTATGACAGGAACAACCCATAACTATTGGATTACTGCAACCAGCTTAAAATTTAGGCAAATAGAAGGCACCGGCAAAAAACTGGGATTTACGTATTTACGAAGGCAAATCGTTTCCTTCTAGCGGTCATATCTGACTCTTTAGGCCGATACGACAAAAGCATAATACTCACCAGTTATTAGCCAGCATTGCTAATCAGCTTAGTGCCAAACTAGACACCAGCACTTGGTTGACGGGGGCGCACTAAGTCGCCCCACTAACAACTCAAAGACTCAACAATATCACTATTGCAAGACTACAACTTTTACTTATAAAACTGCACCACAACTCCGTCTATCAAATCATCAAAGGTTATTATTTCCAAATCTCGGTAGTCGGACATTATGTCCCGCCATACATCAGATGCAAAATCACTTCTGCGCCCTACTACAAGCCACCTTTTTGGCTTGTGCACCTTGAACCCATACTTCTTTTCAAACCAACTTCTATTATTAGGATCATCAAAGTAGGTAGCATAAACTCTAGTTTGAGAAATATATGAATTCAGCCAAGATGAGAATGACTCTCTATTCTGACTGCCAACAACAAAGCTTTTGTCAATCTCAGGTAGTTTGAACTCAATAATATCTGCATAGCCGTTAGGCTGCACAACAAAAAAATCAGGCCTTATACTATTCCGATCTTCACTTTGCCATTCACAAGTTAGCTCGGAGAAAACATCCTTCGCGCCAAACTTCATAGTAAGAATGAATTTATTCTCCTCCTTTGAAAGATGAGAGGTTATATCAGGTTCCGTACTTTTTGAATTCCCCCACACCTCGATAAATCTATTTATCTTAGGCAACTGTATATATTTATATTCATCAGGCATAGGATAAGAGTAATGCGCATCATGCTCGACCATATCTTTAATCTGACCCAAATCAAATCCAATACGGTCAAACTCCTCATCACTACCATCAAAATGGATAGGAAAAAAGTCCAGCCATTTTATATGCCTAGTTTTTAATCCTGATTCATCAGCATCAAAAAAAATACCATTCACAATCCTAGTGAACTGACCTTTCATTGGAGCAGGGCTTGGCACATTAAAACCCATAATACTGCTCTGAGCTGCGAAATTCCATTTTAACTCAGAAAGTTTATCCCACCCCTTATTTGTTGGCAGTACTAGGTCCTCACTAAAGAGCGGCAAGGGCAAGGAAAACATACTGCTTGAATTTGAGTCGTACTCAAAGCCTATAATTTTCTCAAAAATATTACATTCACTAACCGAACAATCATGAATTCTCATCTTATAAAGCGAATCTTTTTTCACCTCTGCAGAAATTTCCGACCCAATGTACTCGATAGCTATATGCGTCCTACCGACATATATAACAATTTCTTCAGGATTTATCAGGAAGCCGGGAGCTGTTTTGATGAGCTCTGAATTCTTTTGTACATAGGCCATCAATGGGGCTAGATAATTACCTATCACACCTTCCATGAAGGCCAGGACCAAAGGTTCTATGGAGGAATATGGTTTTTCTTGGCTCACTTTATACGTCCCAAAATTGTAAACACTTTAAGTTAGCGCCATCAAAATGGCAGGAGGGAGGTGTAAACCTCCCCCCTAGCAAACTACAACAGAGCAAATCACGCTGGCAAATCCAACGTATATTCGTCTCCAACCTTAATCTTCTCAAGCAGCTGCCGCAACAAACTAGAATATCGGTGCGCTTGAACTTCGCTACCATTCATCACCGCACAATGATACTTATTATCGAACGACTTAATGTCCACACCAGAAGTATTCTTTAAAATTTCAAGCAGCTTATTTGCGTCATGCCAGCCTTTATAACCTAAACTAACCCCCAAGGTTGATGGAGTAAAAGGGAAGTTTACATTAAAAGCGAGACCATCTGACGCATCAGCTATTCCGTAGAGCTTAGCCAATGCCCCCTCAGACTCAGACACATTTGAAAGTACAGTATAATCAACCTGGATAGGATTCTTAGGTATATCTGAGCGCACTAACTCATAGGTTCGAGCGAGAAGTGCACGCAACAATTTAGGATTAACATTATCCAGAGCTTGATTAGCTCCAAAAGCCTTATACACCCAACTATAGTCGTTCGCTACAATACTTTTTATGCGAACACTCTTGTTTTCTGATACTGATATCAGGCGTTCACGCCTAGGGTACCCAGCAACCTCTTTACTAGACCACTCCAAGTGGTAGATATTGGGAATTAGCGCACCATTTTCGGATAGAATCTCATCAATATCTGACAGGATCGCTCTGATATTTGGATCTTCTGCACTATACCCAATAAAAATAAGCGGATGCTCAGCAAAAAAAGCAAGCATTTTAGCACTTAGATATTTTTTCTTTTTCAGAAAATTATCATAATCCTCTCTGGTGATAACCACACTTCCAGATTCCGAGGCACATCCATGTATCTTAAATATCTCCCCTACACTTGCATGATTGGCATAAAGAATTTGCTGCCCAATTATAGGAGCATAGTCAGGAAATATTTTTTCAAGCAAGCAATCATAGTTAGTTGTAATAATTGAATGGGGATGTATTTTTTTTAGTAACTCAACCTCATCGTTACCAGCGATGGTTGCATCATTCAACAAGCCTTTAAATACTTCGCAAACTGCATACTTAAAGTAAATATCTGGATCATTTCCCGTGCCAAATAGTTCGCTTGGAAATTCATTTTCGCCACCACTCCATGCCCAGTCATTGAATTTCTCCGAGAAAACGGTTCCAATATCTACTAGGTTCGGATAGCGCTGCAAATAATAAGCAAATTTTTTGTCGATCTCTGGGCAGACCTCACTAAGTGAGTGCAATAACTCCTCCCAGTTTGGACCATCAATATATCTTTTAGTAAGACCTGACCCTACGAAAAGTATAGGCTGACAGCCCATAGCCTCGATGCAAGTTTTGATATCATCTGTAACATCTTCTTTATACTTATCGTAATCGCTCAT